CTGGGCGTTCACCTAAAAATACTTGCGGTTGTGGTGGCTCCCAGCATTCTGGACACACCAATATGTTCGTCGGGGTTCGCTTAAGCGTCAATGCTTTTAGCTGCTTCAGTTTGTAGCGCTGACCACACCGATCACATTCGGCTAGCGCGTGCCTACCGGAGGCGAACTGATTAGGCATTTAAATCCCCTGCATGTTCTGGGTACCTTTGCAAGTACACGTCTTTCCAGTTTTCTTTGTGGTGCCGTTTTGCGTTCGATATTCTTGCGGCTTTACGCCGATTATCAATTTGTTCTGGCGTACATTTGTAGCCTTTATTGAACGCCCTTCCAATCCTTGCCTCTACTGCTTTCCTTCTGTACTCAGGGTCTTCCCAAAGCGTTTTTGTTCTTAGCGCTCTTTGCTTTCGCTCTTCGTCCGTCATTGCGGAATTGATTGCTAATGTCATTTTCTCACGTTTCGCAGCGTCCGCCCAAGATGTTTTTGACTGTATTGAAACTTGTGCACGATATTCTTTCGATCTCGGTGGGTGGATTACCGTAAATCCATCTGCATAGCGCTTCCTCACAGCAGCTTGCGCCCGTTCCCGCCATTGCTCAGGTAGTTTCTGCCCTCTCTGCACCGGTGAGCTTGCAGACTTTGACCCATTAAACACGGGGGCTAGACCGTCAATAAATCGCTGCTCATACATTAACAGGTTTAACGGATCACATATAACCAAAACCTCAATCGTTAAAGCGTCTTGCCCATGTTTGTCAAACACACGCTGCAAATACGGAGAGTGGTGAGCGCCCCGAACCAGCAATTGGCGATGCTTATTAGCTCGAGTTTTGATGTTTATTGACGACCCAATATACTCTTTGCCGCTTGCTATATGCTTGATAGAATAAATACCGCATACGGCAAGGTCTGTTTTAATAGACATTATCTACCAATCCTAGGCACAAAACGGATCGGTGCTTTTTCCCTGTCTTCACTTGAAGCCATATCTAGCTGTTGCTCATAGTCCATCTTTAACTCTGCGCGGCGTCCGGGGTCTACCGATACGATTTTCATCGACAGGTAATACGCAAGTCCTGCAACCATGCAGTTTAGGAAACGAAACGGAATGTCCATCGTTTGCGTTCCACTGTTACCAGCATCCTGAATACGGCGTAGCCGCCAGTACGCAAATGTATAAGGCTGGGATTGGTCAGGGGTAGGCCATATCGTAATCTTAGGGTTGTCCCTCAGTCGCTGAATCCATACTTGGATTGGTCTACCCTGCACGTTCTTGTTGGGGATCGTGGCGTATGTGGGTTCTGCGATGCGACTAATGTTGATGTCGGTTTGATTTTGCCCGGTGCCTGTGCGGATCACCATATCCATTAGGTCAATCGTGTCTGCAGGGATGTCATACGTAGACTGCCCCGGAATAAGCGTCACTGAGCCTTGGTCGATCGTCCACAAATTAATGCCACGATTAGCCCACTCGACCGTTAACAGATTCAAAGACCGACGTGCAGTACGTAAGTCATAACCCGTGCGAAGCTCCGCACCACAGCGCTCAAAAGCCTCTTCTACGAGGTCGGCAATATCTAAATTAAACGTAGCGGTGCCGGATGTTGTCATTTTCTGTATGCCTTAACTTTGCTTGCGATCTTTTTTGGCTGCGCCACGAACTGCTTGCCTTTCTTATTACCCGCCGCTTTTGCCTTATTGGTAGCAGCTTTTTCCGCTGGGCTTAACGCGCTCCATGCTGCATCAGGTAAGTACCGCTTCTTTCCTTTTGACGGCGAACCGTCTGAAGTGCGCCATTTCTGCTCACCCCATTTTTTCAAGGACTCTTGCGGTTTCTTCACTTATAGGCCCCGCCGGATTTTTTATATTGCTGAGCTAACATTTGTGCCTTACGAGCTGACCACTGCCCCGGATCACCGCCTTTACCACCGGCTTTGATGCGCTCAAACAACCCTTTACGCATACCGGGCTTAGTGTAGTTACCAGCTTCGTTCACACGGGACTTTGTCTTACCACCCTCAGCGTACATGTCGAACTTATCGCCGTCTTTGCGCGTACCCACTTTAGGCATTTTGCTTGGATTGATAGCCCCCATACCGCGTGAGGATCTCATTACCTAAACCGCCCTTTGGTTTTGCCTTTTACAGCGCAACCGTCAGCACGTTTAGACGCGGAACCGACCGTACCACCCTTGGCTTTCTTGACGGTTGACTTGCTCTCGATGCCGAGCATATCTTTAAGCGCCTTAAACTTTTCTTTAACGAACTTTTTAGGGGCTTCGTTTTCCTCGCGTTCCATGTCTTTAGACGCTTGACGCTCTTTCTCTTCTTTACGATCCATCAGCGTGTTCTGTGCTTCTTGGGGGATCTCACCACCGTCTTTATATTTTTTCATAGTTACACCGTCTTACACTTGGTTTTACCTTTTTGCGCGACACCGTCAGCACGTTTTGAAGCGTTACCGACCGAACCACCCATGGCCATTTTAACAGTTTTGCCCTTGGTCTTACCCTTGGACTCTACTCCGCCACCCTTAGCCATTTTACCTTTACCATCAGCCGCAAACGCAGGCATCTTCTTGCCGTCTTTCATAACCATCGGCATACCGCCCTTAGCCATCATCTGACCACGAGCAGGCATTTGAGCAGGCATTTGAGCAGGCATTTGCTGCATCGGTTGACCACGCATAGGCATACCACCCATTGCCATCTTTTTAGTGCCTTTTGTTTCGTGTTTCATAATTAACCCCTAAAGTATCCGATTACATATCCAATGATTGCCGTAGCCCCACTAACCGCGCCACCAATCCACATAAGAGCTTTCCAACCGCCTTCAACCTTATCCATCTTGGTATTAATAGACTGCAGTGTCTTCTTAATCTCGTCCATGTCCGACACCATCTTATCCATATCGCTTTGTAGATGTTTGATGTCGTTGGCGTGGGTTGCTAACTCACGGGCGGTTTGAATTTGGTCGTCCATATCAGCACTTCCACCGTTTAAGACTTGCCGCCTTGCGTGTAGGCTTTTTATACATGGTAGCGCCCTATAATTTCTCCTGACTCACGCATAGCTGATAACTTTGCTTTCGATAAAATTTGCATTGCACTATTGCGTGTTTTATCTACTATACACGGGTGTAGGCGACCATGTGCTACGGCTGATAAAACACGCAAATTTGTGTAGTGGTTGTTCTGGTGATCACCGTCAATATGGTCTACCTGAGCGCCTTCATACAACTCCCCAACAAAAGCCTGAGCTACAAGACGATGAACTAAGAAACTTTTACCAGGCACCGTACGTACAGAACCGTCTCTTAATTTAATTTCTATGTATGGCAAAGTACGACCACATGCGCTACGCTTTTTAGGTTGGAGGCGCATTATGTTTTCTGGTATAGGAACCATGCACCCAGATTTTCCACGGCGATACCTTTGCACGGATTTAACTCGCCCATGGTCACTGACTTCATACATTCCTGCGTACCCATGTACGGGCACCCAACGTTCAGTTAGCATTTCCATCTTTTCCTCGCGGCATTCAATCTACTATTTGGGTCTTTAGCGGCTTCTGGAAACATCTTGGCTTGCCCAGCGCTTCTTGCACAAAATGATTTTTTACGAGGGCCACCTTCTGGCTGAGGAGCCTTTAGGTTGGACCCGGTGGCTTTGTTGTACTTAGCTCTACCTTTCGCGGTTAAGCCTGCCCCTTGCTTTGTAGGAAGCTTTTCACCACGGCCTACGGCAAGGATAGGTTTCTTAGCCATAGAATACAGTGACCGCGTTAATGTTTGTCATAACTGCGTACACCATATTGGGAGCTAGTAGCCCTTCACCGGGAATCATAAAGTAGTTGGTGTAAATGTCCTGAGCGGTTAACTCAAGCGTGACCAACCATCTTCCGGTAGTGACATACCGACAAGCCGCACCAGTAGTGATGGTAAATGAATTAGGGCAAGTGATCGTGAATGTATTTGGACCTGTTACCGTAATAACTGGGTTGCCACATGTAGCAATACCACCCGTGCCTCGGGCATAAGCAATCCCAATTTGCTGTCCGGTCGTTAAACCATGAGCGCTTTTGGTGATTGTGATGGTGTTGCCGGATTGTCCGTATGTTGCCGCTATAGGCGCAGTTGGAGTGGCAAATAAATCAAGTTGCCCTTCGATGTCTGTGCCCTTGACGGAAATTGATTTTACCCGCGAACGGTTATTGAAAACAATAAACCCGCTTTGGCCTAAGTGCCCGCTAAGGACATCAGTTTGCATAGTCATATCTAGCTCCTAAGATTGAAGCTATTAACCTGCGGAAACAGTAACCGTGCCAGCGTTGTTCCACAAAGCCCCAACCACTTCAGGGTCAGCCGCTGGGAGAATGATGTAGCCCGTCACGTTACCTGTGACATTACCAACCACATTGCCTGTGGTTGCACCGACAAACCCAGCGGTTGAGGTGACTGGGCCTGAGAAGGTAGTTGAAGCCATGTTAAATTCCTTTGTATTTGCAGTACATCGTCCTATAGTCTCTGCATCGTCCGCTGGGGCGGTCTATAGGACTGGGGTTCCCCAGTGTTATTGTATTTATACTCTGTTTTTCATCCCGTAGCAACTAAAATAGGGTAAAACAGGGAAACTGGAGCAATTGCATGAAATTTACCATCAGACAAGCGGACACACGAATCCCTGAGCACCGCACCGTGCTTATGTACTTGCAATCTAAGTGCCTACCCTCAGATGTACCAATGGAAGTCGAGCACGGTCACTGGTGGGTTGCGTACACGAAAGAAGATAAGCCTGTGGGGTTTGCTGGGCTGACACGTTCTGCTCAATGGTCAAACGCGGGCTACATGTGTCGTGCGGGGGTGTTACCGGCCTACCAAGGGCATGGATTACAGAAGCGCCTAATACAGGTCAGAATACGTAAGGCGCGTTTACTAAAATGGCAATGGCTTGTAACTGATACTACACAAAATCCCGCTAGTTCGAACAGTTTGATAACCATGGGTTTCAAGTTATACGAGCCATCAATACCTTGGGGGTATAAAAATAGCCTATATTGGAGATTGGATCTCAATAAATTCCGTAGAAAAAAATCAAACAGATTGGACTGAGATACAAGTTACCTCAAAAGTAACTACCCGAGGGTCATTGCCCATCAACTGAGACATACCAACTAGCTGCTCTTCGCATCCCGCTTTAGTGTACGTAGACGGGCCCTGCATAAAGCCGCACTGCTGCGCCAGACATAAAAAGACAATCGGTATCCAAAGCATCACAACCTCCATGGTTAGCTTTTAATGTAACGCTAAGGAGGGTTAAACGCAAGATGGAAAAGAAAAACCCCCGCTTTTGGCGGGGGCTAAATCACCTAAGTGGCTGATTTAATTAGCCTGCACCAGCAGAGCCGAACATACCGAGGGGATCAGAAAATCCAAACGAGTATCGCTCCCGCGCTTTGTATCTCACGTTACCCGTCTCGAAGTCTCCATCCATTCCTGTTGACATAGGAGTACGAACAAAGTGCTTCAAGCCGTTAGGCACGTCAGTACAAAAGAAGAACGCATCAGGATCGGTCAAGTAGTGGTTAATTGTGTAGCCACCGGGAATCGAGCCATTGTTCGCAATCGCGTTCACGTCGTTGTCAGCCGTACCAACACGCAGGGAGGTCTCGAGTAAACGAGTTGCCACAAACTGCAATGAAGGAGGAACGACCATCTTCGTGAGGCGAGCAGCGATCAACAAGCCACGCTCATCAGTAAACGCAGCGGTTTGAATAACAGCATTTTCAAGTGCTGTTTCGTTCAAGTCTGTTGCCACTGAATAAGTGTTGCTGTTGGTGCCACCACCGACAAGCGGGTGAGCCGTCGAGAACAAAGCAACCCCATCACCGCCAGCAAAGGCAGCGTTGAAGCCGTTGTTCAAGATTGAAGCCGCTTTGACTTGCTTGGTGTATGCCATAGCGCGAGCCAAGGCTTTGGTGTAGCGAGCTGAAAGTGAGTCATAGAGGTTGTCCTCGATAGCTTCTTCCGTCAAGCTGAAACCCAAAGCAATGGTTTCGTGGCTGTAGCGGGCAGTGAATGCTTCTTGGGCGTTATCGTAAGCGATTGCGCTGCCTTCGTTCTTGACTGGAGCAGCCGAGAAACCTGACAGTTTTGTCTCTTCTTCAAACGAACGCTCAGAGGTCTCTGTTTCATAGATCTCTTTGTGCTCTTCGCCGTAGGTTGAATACTCCATACCAAACAGAGCGTTTAGTCCGGGGACCAGCTCCTTCAGTAGTTGTGCGCGTGAAATAGCCATGATTTACTCCTTAGACGCCAGTCGTGTTGTTGTACTGGTGGATGTTGATCTTAACAATCAACTCGACAAACGCGTCGGCGCCAGTAGCGGTTTCAGGAACCACGTCAACAACGCGGATAGGCAGTGTGTTAGTAGTACCAGTGGACGAGCCAAGAACTGATACGCCTGAATTGCCAGTGTCTGTATCGCCTGCGCCCTGAATAAGCGACATGTTAGAGCCGATAACAGCACGAGCAGCAGCAGCAACATCACTTGAGCCATCAGTTGAAACAACCTGAAACAAAACGCTCGGGTCATCAACAACATAGGCAACAGCGTCAGAAGCAACAGTGCCAGCAGGCCAATATTGCGAAGGCAATGGCTGCTTAGTGGTTGGGTTGGTAAAAGCGCAACCAACGAAAACACCTACGGGCGAGCCCGCTGTGGTGCCAGTGAATTTTTCAACAACGCCAGTTGCAGCCACAGAAACCAAATCACCGTTAAAAATATTAGATGCAAAGCCAGACGCAATCTTGATGTGGCGCACAGCGCCTGCGAATGTCGTTCCACCTAAACGGTTGATTGGCTTGAGGCCGTAAGCAGCGCTAACAGTAGGATAAGCCATTTGTTAACTCCAATTAAATTAAGATCCGTTGCCAAAGCTGGTCGTGGACTTACGCTCTTTAAATAAGGGCATCCGCGCATCACTTTGACGCATAAAGTTGTTATCGACACCTTCAGACTGTCTTTCGCTTTGGTTGGCGTAATATTGATTACGTTGATCGACTAATTCTTGAGGTGACTTACACAACAGGAGACCACCGACCTCGATATTGTCTTTGAATCGAGAATTGGGATCTATGAATAACTTCATCTGTGGCTGCTCTTCAATGCTTACTGCTTCCCAACCTTCCCGCGTTTTAGCAGAAATGTTTCGTGGGTCAGCGTTGTTGAGGAGAGAGACTCGAATCCAGCGATAGGCGTATCCTGCTTCACGAACAGGTTCCGGTAAAAGAGACGCGGGTGCCCATGCTTTCGGACGGGCGGTTTGCTCACGATTCTGCGATTCACGGGGTATACGGTTTTCAGCCATTTTGATTCTCCAATTCAGCCATCTTTCTTGCGTAGAGCTCAAGAGGAACACCTAGTCTCTTAGCCACGTTTTGTTGCGTTACTGTTAGCCGAATCTTCTTCGGGGCGGACGTGCGCTGCGCCGGAGCAACAACGGATTTTGTGCGACGGGGCTGTTCGGGGGTAGCTTCAAACTGATCGGGAAACGCCCTTTTCATTGCATCGTCGATTTTGTAATAATACTCATCACTCTTTGTATAGGACTCACCAAACTCACGCACTAACTTATTATGCACTCCGTAGGCAAAACCTGTCATGTCTTCGTGCCCGGGCTTCTCGAACCATTGGTTCTTCTCCGCCCAACTTACAACTTTGTCGTCTAACTGCGGCGATTGTGGTTGCTGTACAGGGGTAGTATATTCCCTATTTTCCTGTTTTTGCAAGTTCGACGGTTTAAACGCGTTGACTTGCGTCATTTCGTTCTGAGCTCGGTACAGATCTTCTTGCGCGTTGATGACTTCATCCGTATCGCCAGACTCTAGTGCCGATTTAAGTTTTGTTTTTGCAGCGTTGATGTTGAGCGTGGCTAACGACTTAGATTTGTCGATATACGCCGTTTGCCCCATATTCACATACTCGTGCAGTTGACGGTTTTCATCTGCAATCATCCTTGCCACCCGCTCTAGCTCAACCTTCTCCCTAGTAAGGGCTTCAGCCTTGCGTCGCTCATCATGGCGGGCGTGTGTCAACTCCTTAAGGCGCTTCTGAACCTTAGCGCTATAGTCGTTTAGTTCGTCCTCAGTAGGCTCTTCGATCTCTTTATCTAGCGGTTTACGCCCGCGGTCCTGCTCAGGCGTGTCGTCTACGATCTCGATTTCGGTCTTGTCATCTGCACCTTCTAGCTCAAGCTCGATCTCTGACGGTTTTTGATCTTTCTCATCGGGAAATTGGTATTCCTGCATGGTTTACTCCTTATTTGCGTTTAATGCCGCGAGGATCTTCGACAACTGCTTCGACAGAATCATCGTTAATGAGGCGGAACTCTTTGCCATGAATAATCAGCCTAGAGCCCGAGTTTGGACGTACTAAAACAAAATCGCCTTCCTTACACCATGGACCAGACACAAATCGTTCTTTGTCTGCGTAGCAATCGGGGCCCATTGAAACCACAAAAAGTACGGTTGTAAGCACTTCTTCGTAGTGCATGGTCTGATCTGCTTTTAAAATGCCGCTTTCGTACTCCTTTTCGACTTCAGGGATAGCGCATAACATACGATACCCGGAAGGTTTGGGGAGCTGGGATGCCTTATCCGTGTTAATTGCTCCGATAATCTGAGGATTATCTGGGTTTGTCGCAATGAGAATTTCACTCATCGTTGTTCTCCATCGTTTCTTTAAGGTCCAAAAGGTCGCGTTCTGCATGGGCTAGGCCCTCAATTACTCCACACAGACGTTGGTACTCTTCATAGCTACGGCATGTGCCGGTAGAAACAGCGTCAGCAATATCATTCATACGTGTGCGATACTTGCTGCGTAATAGCTCAATCGTGTCCATCCATTACTCTCCTTTGTTAACCTGCTGATTCAGCATCTGTTGCGTTTTAGCGACGTCAATACCCATTCGCATTCCTTCTGCTTGGTTGCGGGCCTGCATCTCTTCGGCTTTAAGCCCTGCCTTTAGCATATCTAGCTGTTGTTGTGACTCCAGCTTTGCCTTAACCTGAGCAGTATGCGAACCAATACGTAAGCCTTCTTTCTCCATATCCGCCTGCAGTCTTTCACGCTCTAATGCCAATTTATCAGCGTCTGCCGCAACGTCAGCCATCATCTTTTTCTCTTTGATCTCGACTTCTTTCATCTTGATCTGCATTTCTTGCTGCTGCATTTGAATGATCGGGTCTTGTTGTGCTTCGGCGTTTTGCTTAGCCTGAGCTTCTGCTTGGTGTTTACCCAACAACTGACCTGCTGCTTCCGCTGCCAAACGCGACATTTGTGCTTCTACTTCTTCGGTCATCTCAGTGTCTGGGTGAGGTAGTGTGACACCCATCTGGCGTTGGATCTGATCTCTGTAAGCAAAAGCAACGTGCTCGGTAATATGCGCATTTGCTGCTTGCATTAAGACCTGCGCCTGTGGGTTCTGACCCATGACTTGCATCAACACAGGATCCTGCATTGCTGCCATATGGACTTGGATATGCGCCTCGTGGTCTTGGTACATAAAGGCTTTAACAGGTTTACCGTTAAGAATGTCCATGTTCTCACTGATAGGATCAACCGGCTTCTGGTCTTCCTCTAACGGCACTAACTCGGCTGCGTCCTTAATATTTAAGACATCCAACATCTGCCGATGCAGCTTAGGCAGGTTGTAAATCTGTGGCGCCATCTGAGCCAACTGAATCACCGCTTGATACTGCACTACCCGCTGAGCCAATGTACTGGCGTTAGGATCACTGACAGGGATAATCTCTACGTGGCTGTAGTCCTCGCGTCGAGCGTGGATGTGTCCGTCTTCTGGCTCGTAGTCATAACTTTCAGAGGCGTGGTCTCGGATCATTACCGCAAGGAGTTTGAGTTCCTGCTTCATGGCGAAGTGCATCCGTGCCTGAACAGCCGACATCACCTTTAAGTTACGCTCGATTAACGCAAGTGTTGTACCCACTGGGGCCTGTGCCGACATATCTGACACTTTCATATCTGGGCTGGCTGCGAACCGTCGTGCTTCTTCCGAGATAATACCCAGTAGTGATAGCAACGCTTGTGACGGCTCCTTATATGGCAACGGCATAATATTGTCACGCAACGCACCAGAGGCCACATCCACATCACGGAACTCGCCCGGAGAAATTGGTGTGTCATCTCCCTTAATACGTAGGCCCCGAGTCTTTAAACCACCGGGTAAGTTAGATAGCGTACCTGCATCAACCAACTGACGTGTAATAGCCGTTGCTGACTTGGCTGAGTTACCAATTAAGTGCACCAAACCAAATCCGTATGACCCAAAACCCGGCACGTACTGGTAATGCACGAAGTACTGGTTAGGGCGCTTGTATACTATTTGCGCTGCGCGGTTGCCCTCAGTCTTTTTAGGTACTGGGTCCCAGTTACGGCGAACAGCCAGCACATCACCCGAGTCTTTCAGGATTGTTACGACATACGGCAAGGGAATACCCGTGGGCTCGCCATCGCTAT